TACTAACTATGGTATAATTGTTGCTGGTCATTCTTCATCAGTAGCTACTGCCGAGCAAATCAACAAGACAGAGACTTATAGAGACCCTGATTCTTTTGCTGATATTGTTCGTGGTATGCATTTGTACGGTAGAAAGATACTTCGCCCTGAAGCAATCACTACTTGTCAATATCACTTAGCGTAAGGGAGGACTGAAATATGGCACTTGGTGACAATACTCTGACCGCCGCAAGAGGTAACTCTCAACGTGGTAGAAACCCTTATATGGTACAAGGTACTTTGGATTTTGCACAAGCTGCAACAGATAAGGGTTCTGCCCTTGCTGCAGCTGATGTGATTCCAGTACTAACCATTCCAGCTAACACTGTAATCCTTGGTGCAGGTATGGAAGTAACAGAAGCACATGCTGGTACTTCTACTAACACTGCGTTTGACCTTGGCATTGGTGGTGGTGCTAACTTTGTTGATGGATTTGACTTTGATGGTGCATCTGTAGGTGACTATGCTACTATGGCAACAACTGCTCCTGTAGTAATTGGTGGCTCTGCAGATAACCTAGATGTTACTCTTCAAGCAATGACAGGTACAACTACTGGTGGTAAAGTACGTGTATTCGCTATAGTCATGGATATAGATGACTTAGGCGATATGGCTGCTAATGAAGTAGACAGAGATACTTTAGCTTAAATCATATATAAGGGAGCAGGGTAACTTGCTCTCTTATTCTTATAGGAATTATTATGGCAGAGAACTACCTAACATTAACAAATAAAGTAATAGCAAGGTTGAATGAGGTTGCATTAACTTCAGCAACCTTTTCTAATGCTAGGGGTATACAAGTTCAATGCCAAAATGCTGTAAATGAATCAATCAGATTTATAAATCAGCGAGAGTTTAATTATCCATTTAATCATGCAACTGCTACTCAAACTTTAACAGCAGGTGTGGTTAGATATACGTTACCTGCATCTACTAAAACAGTAGACTATAATACATTTAGAATTGTTAAAAATAGTGATTTAGGTAATGGTGGTTATAGATTACATATACTTGATTACAATGACTACATAAACAGAGTTGTCAATCAAGAAGATGAAATAGAAACAACAACAACAAGCACATCTCACACAGATAGTGATACAACTATAACTGTTGTTAGCACTACAGGTTTTGATAGTGCAGGTACAATAGTCATAGGTAATGAAAACATTACATATACAGGAACTACAAGCACAACATTTACAGGATGCACTAGAGGTGCAGGTGGTACTACAGCAGCTTCAATAGATAGTGGTACTACATTTGCACAGTTTGACAGAGGTAGTGTTCCTGAATACGTTGTAAGAACACCTGATAATAACTATTTATTATATCCATATCCAAATAAATCATATGTAATAAAGTTTGACTATTATACATATCCAACTGATTTATCAGCATATGATGATACAACAACTATACCTGACAGGTTTGCTCCTGTAATAGTAGATGGTGCTACAGCATTTGTATATCAGTATAGAGGTGAGACACAGCAGTATCAATTAAACATGCAAAGATTTGAACAAGGCATAAAGAATATGCAAACACTACTAGTGAATAAGTTTTCATATTTACGTTCAACATATATACCAAGAACAGGAGTATATAACTCAGGTAGTGTAGATATTAGGGCATTATAATGGCAGACCAATCTCAAACAGTGCCTTCAGCATTTACTTGTGAAGGTGGTTTAGTATTAAATAAATCTACATTTATGATGCAACCGGGTGAAGCATTAGAGCTAGAAAACTTTGAGCCTGATATAACAGGTGGCTATAGAAGAATAAATGGCTACTCTAAATATGTATCAGTGGTTGTACCACAAACAGCATCATCTACTGAAAAGGTACTTATGGTTGCTACGTTTGGTAGCAAAGTAATAGCAGCTAGAGGTACTAGTATTTATAGTGCAGACCCAGGTGGTGCATCTTGGACTAGCATAGATAGTGGTAGAACAGGTGCAGGTAAATATAGATTTGAAAGATACAACTTTGATGCTACAGATAAACTAATAGTTGTTGATGGTGCTAATGCTCCAACTGTATTTAACTCATCACTAACAGCTACAGATGTTTCAGCTTCTTCTGTATCAGGTGCTAAATATGTAGCAGCTTTTAGTGACCACATGTTTTATTCAGGCATGTCAAGTACACCACAAGAAATAGTATTTAGTGCACCTTTTGATGAAGATAATTTTACAGTTGCATCAGGTTCAGGTTCATTCTCTGTTGATGATATAATAACAGGAATAAAAGTTTTTAGAGATAGTTTATTTATTTTTTGTGAGAGCAGAATATTTAAATTGACAGGTTCATCTATAGCTGATTTTGTAATGTCAGATGTGACCAGAGATATAGGTTGGATAAATGGTGACACTATTCAGGAATATGCAGATGACCTTATATTACTTGGTCCTGATGGATTACGTACAGTTGCAGGTACAGCAAAGATAGGTGACGTAGAATTAGGAACTATAAGTTCTAATGTGCAATCTATTTTTAATGAAAACATATCTAGTGCAACAGAATTTGACAGTTTAGTTATACCTGATAAAACACAGTATAGAATATTTTTTACTAAAAGTGGTACTGTAGAGAATCAAACTAAAGGTATTATATGTTCTCTTAGAGGACAGAGATTTGAGTTTGCAGAACTTAGAGGTATAAAACCTGCAAGTACTGACCACTTTGTTGATGATGGAGATGTAATAGTTTTACATGGTGGTTATGCCGATGGTTATGTTTATAGGCAAGAATTAGGTGATACCTTTGATGGTGTTAACATAGCAGGTAAATATAGAAGCCCTGACTTAACTTTTAATGACCCCGGAATAAGAAAGCATATGCAAAGGGTTATTATAAACTACGCACCTGAATCTGCAATAGATGCTGATTTATTTTTAAGATATGATTATGAAGATGCTAATGCTGCAAGACCTGCGGCATATCCTTTAGATTCAAATAATGTTATAGCTGTTTACGGAACATCTTTATATGGTACAGCAACATATGGAGGTACAACTCAACCTCTTGTAAGACAAGCAGTAGAAGGTTCAGGTTTCGCTGTAGCATTAAGAGTTAGAGATGGAGAAGGAAGTGCACCTTATTCACTTAAAGGTTTTCAATTAGAATATCAACTAGGAGCTAGAAGATAAATGGGAGCTACATATACTAGACAGTCCTCATACACAGACGGAGACGTAATAACCGCAGCTCATACCAATGATGAGTTTAATCAGTTATTAGCTGCCTTCGCTGCAAGTACAGGACATACCCATGATGGTACGACTGCTGAAGGTGGTCCTATTACAAAGATGCTTGGTACATCTCTTACACTAGGAGATGGCACAGCAGCAACAGATATTACTGTTACATTTGATGGTGAGACAAATGATGGTGTCCTTAAATGGATGGAAGATGAGGATTATTTTGAGTTCAGTGATGACATACTTATTGCTTCTACAGAGAAGCTACAATTCAGAGACACAGCTATATACATCAATTCAAGTGCCGATGGACAACTTGACATTGTTGCAGACACAGAAGTCCAAATAGCTGCCACAACTATTGACATAAATGGTGATGCAGACGTATCAGGTACACTTACATATGGTAGCTTATCTGATGGCTCTATAACTATTACAGCATTTGTTGATGAAGATAACATGGCATCTGACAGTGCTACCCTTGTACCTACACAACAATCTGTAAAAGCATATGTAGATGCACAGGTAACTGCTCAAGACTTAGACTTCCAAGCAGATAGTGGTGGTGCATTAAACATAGACTTGGATAGTGAGACACTTACTCTTACAGGTGGTACAGGTATTGATACAAGTGGTAGTGGTAACACTGTTACATTTGCAATAGATTCTACTGTAGCTACACTTACAGGCACACAAACACTTACAAATAAAACACTTACAACTCCTGTTATAAGTACTATTAGTAATACAGGTACAGTTACATTACCTACAGCAACAGACATACTTGTAGGCAGAGCTACTACTGATACATTAACTAACAAAACAATAGATGTAGACAATAACACAGTATCTAACATTGAAGTAGATAACTTTAAAGCTAGTGCTGTTGTAATTGAATCAGAAGGTATTGGTTCTAATGATAATGATACAACCTTACCTACATCAGCAGCAGTTAAAGACTATGTAGACTCACAGGTTACTGCACAGGACTTAGATTTTCAAGGTGACTCAGGTGGAGCACTAAACATTGATTTAGACAGCGAAACATTAACAGTTGCAGGTGGAACAGGCATTGATACTTCAGGTTCAGGTAATACACTTACTGTGGCTATTGATAGCACAGTTGCTACTAAGGCATATGTTAGTACACAAGTAGACCTTGTAAACGACACAACTCCTCAGCTTGGTGGTGACTTATCAACTAATAGTCACGATATACTATTTGCAGACAACGATGTAGCGTCATTTGGTGCAAGTGGTGACTTACAAATTTACCACGATTCATCTAACTCTTATATTTCTGAACGTGGAACTGGCGACCTTTATGTTGGAGCTAATGGTAATATTGAATTTTTTAAACATCTGTCCACAGACAGGATGGCAAAATTCATTACTGATGGTGCAGTTGAACTTTACTATGCTAATTCTAAAAAGATTGAAACAACTACATCTGGTGTAACTGTTACAGGCACTGCCAGTGCTACAACATTTAGTGGTGATTTAAATGGTACAATCAATACTGCTACTACAGCTACAACACAAACAGCAGGAACAAATAATACTTTAGTTGCTACCACAGCCTTTGCTGTCACGGAAGCAAACAACTCAGCAGTAGCAATGGCAATTGCTCTAGGATAAGAAAATACTTGACAAATAAAGCAAAACCGAGTATAATTATATAACATAAGGAAAAGGAAATGGCAAACGCATTTTTATCAGAAACAGATACAGGGATTGGAACATCTCCTGCTACTATACTAACATGTGGTGCTTCTACTGAAACTACCATTATTGGTTTGAGTATCTCTAACATAGTTACAAGTCAAATCACTGTAGATGTACAGCTTGATGCTTCAACTCGTACTAGTGGTGCAGAAGACAGTGTGTACATTGTTAAGGGTGCACCTATACCTGTCGGTGGTTCATTGGTAGTTGTAGGTGGAGACCAAAAACTTGTACTAGAGCCGGGTGATACAGTTAAAGTTACATCTAGCCAAGCATCATCTGCTGATGTTGTTCTGAGTCATCTAGATATTACATAAGGGGTAACGTATGACATACGTAGG